GGCGTTTTTGTTCCGCTGGCAGATATGGAAGAAGTGGATAACGCAGATATTAATCAGCGCCTGCTGGAAGCGATTGAGCAGATCACCAGTTATTCCCAGCAAATCAGGGTGGCTATCGAAGATGGCGTTATTGAGCCACATGAAAAAGCCGTGATTGATGAGGAGTTGTATCAGGCGATCGCAAAGCTGCAACAGCATTCGACACTGGTATACAGAGTTTTTTGCGCGCCAGAAAAGGGTGACGCCCGCGAGTGTGCAGCTCCGGGCGCCGTGGCGTCAAATTTTATGGAGAAAACCAACGCATGAACAGTTTAACGGTAAATAACCGTTTGTCGCAACAACCGGGGATGTATGAGTACCGGCCGTTGCGTCATGAATGCAGATTACCAAATAGCCTGGTCGTGCGTAACCACAGGGAACACAGCCTGACCGTGGGGGATAACTCGTGCAGGAACTTAACCGCTGGTTTCGTGATGGAAGGGGACTTTATGTCCATGTCATTCGCTGGGAACCAGAAACTGAGCGCGTTATCTATCTGCGCAAGGGCTATCCGCATGAGTGTTTTAGCCCTTTGTGGAAATTCAGGCGTGATTTTGTTGAGTGTGAAGCGCCAGGAACACATTGATTCTGCAATTCCGGGACGTTACACTGTTCAGGCACCTCATAAAGCGGGTGCCGGGATTGGCGTCCTGGAATTGTTATCGGCGACAAATGACGCGCCTGCGTCTTTTTTATTGTCGCAGCTCGGCTATATCCAAATTATGGTGGGGCGTGTCTCCAGACGAGAGATGTTTGCGGCATCCACGCCGATGGCTTCTGCTAGCTCAGCAATTTTCATGTTCTTCGCGCGGCGAAGTTGTCTGACACGGTTTCCTATATTCATGCGTTCATTACATTAATTTTTTGCGCATTGTGCAAATCAACTTGCGCAAGTTTGCTGCATGAAATAACATGCGACATACGCAAAAGAAGGAGGTTTTATGCAATCACCATTGAGAAAATTGCGGAAATCGCATGGTTATACGTTACAGCACGTCGCTAAAGGGGTTCAGGTTGATCCTGCAACATTAAGCCGGGTTGAAAGATGCGAGCAGGCTCCTTCAACAGAGCTTGCTGAGCGCCTGGCTCAATTTTACGCCGGAGAAATTAGCGAGATGCAAATTTTGTATCCAAACAGATATCAGCTTAGTGATTCGGCGATTTGACCGCCACCACAGCAGAAGGAGTAGATCCGTGGGACATGAACCTGAATGGAAAGTTGAAAAGCAGCCCCGCTGGCTGGTGGCTGCGATTAAAAAGACGATTTCCAGTCTGCATGGCGGTTATGAAGAAGCTGCGGAATGGCTGGATGTCACCAAAGATGCTCTGTTTAACCGCCTGCGTACTGGTGGTGATCAGATCTTCCCGATTGGGTGGGCGCTGGTACTGCAACGTGCCGGAGGAACCTATCACCTGGCACATTCAGTAGCCAGGGCATCAGGTGGCGTTTTTGTTCCGCTGGCAGATATGGAAGAAGTGGATAACGCAGATATTAATCAGCGCCTGCTGGAAGCGATTGAGCAGATCACCAGTTATTCCCAGCAAATCAGGGTGGCTATCGAAGATGGCGTTATTGAGCCACATGAAAAAGCCGTGATTGATGAGGAGTTGTATCAGGCGATCGCAAAGCTGCAACAGCATTCGACACTGGTATACAGGGTTTTTTGCGCGCCAGAAAAGGGTGACGCCCGCGAGTGTGCAGCTCCGGGCGCCGTGGCGTCAAATTTTATGGAGAAAACCAACGCATGAACAGTTTAACGGTAAATAACCGTTTGTCGCAACAACCGGGGATGTATGAGTACCGGCCGTTGCGTCATGAATGCAGATTACCAAATAGCCTGGTCGTGCGTAACCACAGGGAACACAGCCTGACCGTGGGGGATAACTCGTGCAGGAACTTAACCGCTGGTTTCGTGATGGAAGGGGACTTTATGTCCATGTCATTCGCTGGGAACCAGAAACTGAGCGCGTTATCTATCTGCGCAAGGGCTATCCGCATGAGTGTTTTAGCCCTTTGTGGAAATTCAGGCGTGATTTTGTTGAGTGTGAAGCGCCAGGAACACATTGATTCTGCAATTCCGGGACGTTACACTGTTCAGGCACCTCATAAAGCGGGTGCCGGGATTGGCGTCCTGGAATTGTTATCGGCGACAAATGACGCGCCTGCGTCCTTTTTTTATTGTCGTCAGCTCGGCTATATCCAAATTATGGTGGGGCGTAGGTCTGGTTACAGCAGCTTTATCCCATGCTGGAAAAAGTGGAATCTCCGCTGGCCGTAAGCCTGTACGACCGCATCAATGACGCTGCGGCGCTTGCGAGCCTTATCAATATGACACTGAACCGTTCAGAGGTAAGGGGGCGCAAATGATCCGGAATATTTTTGCGCTTGCGAGCCTTATCAATATGACACTGAACCGTTCAGAGGTAAGGGGGCGCAAATGATCCGGAATATTTTTAAACGGTTCACCAGCCAACGTTTTCATTGCCCTCGTCCAGGACAGTGGTACAGCACACCAGAAGGGTACGTTCTGCGTATTAGCCTGGTCGATCGCGAATGTCAGAAGGTTGTCTGTGAGCCTCTTGGGCGTAATTACCGCGTCAACATGCCGCTTATTGCCTTTCGTTCCGGCAAAAACATGAAGCATCTCGGAGGTGCTGCATGAGTTCCCTTATTCAATTACTCGATCGCCCGATGGTTAAAGCGATGAAAATTCGAGTGGGTAATCCATTGCGAAAACTGGTTCTGATCAAGCTGGCGTATTAGCCTGGTCGATCGCGAATGTCAGAAGGTTGTCTGTGAGCCTCTTGGGCGTAATTACCGCGTCAACATGCCGCTTATTGCCTTTCGTTCCGGCAAAAACATGAAGCATCTCGGAGGTGCTGCATGAGTTCCCTTATTCAATTACTCGATCGCCCGATGGTTAAAGCGATGAAAATTCGAGTGGGTAATCCATTGCGAAAACTGGTTCTGATCAAGCTGGCAGGGGCGGGTGCAGCCGCCTGAAAATGGAGAAAGAAGCATGAATAATTTAATGGTCATTGATGGTATCGAAGTTCGCCGCGACGTTCATGGGCGCTATTGTCTTAACGATTTGCACCGTGCTGCTGGTGGAGATCAGAAATATCGTCCGAAATACTGGCTTGATAATAAGCAAACCCGTGAGCTGATTGAGCAACTTTTCACCGAGGGCGGAATTCCATCATCGGAACAAAATCAATCAGTTAGCTTTTTTCAGGGCGGTAGTGATACCCGAAGTTTGGTACGTGCTCCAGTAAATACTGTTCGCGGTGGCGCTGAACAAGGTACATACGTATGCAAAGAACTGGTGTTTGCTTATGCAATGTGGATCAGCCCGTCTTTCCATCTTAAGGTGATCCGCACGTTCGATCGGATTACCAGTGCGCCACAAACATCTTCTGGTATGGCTGCCGATAAGATGCAGGCGGGGGTGATTCTGCTGGGTTTTATGCGCAAAGAGTTAAACCTGTCCAATTCATCGGTACTGGGCGCGTGTCAGAAACTCCAGGAGGCAGTGGGACTACCTAACCTGGCGCCACAATATGCCATTGATGCTCCGGCTGGCGCGCTGGATGGTTCAAGCCGCCCGACGCTGGCACTGAGCGCGCTGTTAAAACAGCATGGTATCCGGATGACGGCTAATCAGGCGTATCAGCAGTTAGCAAAGCTGGGTGTTGTTGAACATCGTGAGCGTTACAGTCGCTCCGCGATTAACGGCATTAAAAAATTCTGGTCGCTGACGGCAAAAGGCTGCATGTTCGGCAAAAACATCACCAGCCCGGCAAACCCTCGCGAGACGCAGCCGCATTTCTTCGAGTCCAAATTCCCTGAGCTGCTGAAGCTGCTCGATACCGTTCATTGAGGTGATCGTGAGAGCGTTACTGACCCCTGAAATTGCTCCTCGTATGGGCGTTGTATTGTTCAGGCCGGGATCGGAACTGATGCCCCTGTTTATGCAGGGGCGTGTTCTGCTTGAACCAGAGCCGGAGCAATTTTCATCTTTCGCCAGCGGCGTAGTCCCGGCGGTATCACAGCCGCTGGCGGATGATCCTGCTGTTCGTGATGTGTTCCGTAATGAGTCGGTTATTTATCGTGCTGGTGGTCTGGATAGCCTGGAAAGCTGGCTACTCCGGGGGAATGGCTGTCAGTGGCCGCATTCAGACTGGCACAGCGAACAGATGACAACCATGCGCCACGCTCCGGGGGCAATCCGACTGTGCTGGCACTGCGATAACCTGCTGCGCGAACAGTTTACGGAACGGCTGGAATCAATAGCTGTGGAGAATACGACAAAATGGGTTTTATCGGTTGTTTGTCGTGATCTGGGTTTTGACGATATGCACGCAGTTACTCTCCCGGAACTGTGCTGGTGGATGGTACGCAATGACCTGGCAGACGTTTTGCCGGAGAGCGCAGCGAGAAAAGCATTAAGGATGCCGAAGGCAATTGTCCAGTCAGCTACCCGTGAAAGTGAAATTGTTCCCTCGGTGCCGGCCACCAGCCTTGTACAGGATAAGGCGAAAAAGGTACTGGCGCTCAGGGTTGATCCGGAATCGCCGGAAAGCTTCATGTTACGTCCGAAACGCCGTCGATGGGTCAATGAGAGATATACCCGCTGGGTTAAATCCCAGCCGTGCGCGTGCTGCGGGAAGCAGGCGGATGATCCGCATCACCTGATAGGCCACGGTCAGGGTGGAATGGGTACAAAAGCGCATGACCTCTTTGTGTTGCCTTTGTGCAGAAAGCATCACGACGAGCTGCATGCGGATACCGTGGCATTGAAGAGAAGTATGGCTCCCAACTGGAGCTGCGTTTTATCGATCGTGCCAATAGGCTTCTGGCGTAAGAGAGAGTGAACCTTGAAGCCTCCAAAATTACTCGCCGCGGCGACAGGCTCAGGTGAAATTACGGGTGACTGCGCATGGTCAGTCGAAGCACCACTGGCCTTTCCAAAAGTTGGTGTTCATCCTGTTTGCGATTGAAGGTCTGCTCACGCGATGGCTGGATAGACGAAGAGTGAAAACCCGGTTATCCATTACCTTGTGAATTTTGCCTTTGCTGATTATTCCAGGTCTGCGGCAAGTAAGGCTCGCTGTGAGCATTGTGCTGGGACTGGATTTCATAATGTATTGCGCGAAGTGGTGAAACACTCCAGAAGCGGGGTATCTGTTATCAAGGAAGAGTGGGGGAAGGAACTATGTCAGCATTGTCATGGTAAGGGAGAAGTCAGCACAGCGTGCAGAGGGTGTAAGGGTAAAGGTATTGTCCTGGATGAAAAAAGGACCCGACTTCATGGCACGCCTGTTTATAAGATTTGTGGGCGTTGCAATGGAAACCGGTTTAGTCGTTTACCAACCACGCTGGCGCGGCATCATGTCCAGAAGCTGGTACCAGACCTGACGGATTATCAGTGGTACAAAGGATATGCAGATATCATTGATAAACTGGTGACAAAGTGCTGGCAGGAAGAAGCATATGCTGAGGCGCAATTAAGAAAAGTCACGAGATAAATGATTTTCGCCGAAGATGGCGACATGATTCTTGCATTTTTCAAAAAATCTGGTTAGGATTCTCCTAACGATGGGCTTTGTATGTCTGCCGTTAACGAAATCATAACAAACCTCGCTTCGGCGGGGTTTTTGCTTTTCTGGAGGTCAATAATGCAGGGCGAAAAGCAGCAGCCATATTTTTTTAACCCTGGTATGACTGTTGAACAGCTTGAAGACTGGCTGGAGCAGCAAAAGCTTCATCTAAGCCGCTATAACCGTCTGGTAAAAGAAAAAGCAGAGCTTGAAGAACGGCTCAGTGATATTTCTGTGGAAATTGAACGGATGTCTGCTGGTGGTTTTAACGGAAAGTTGAGTTTCCCCAGGGAGTCAAGTCCGCCTCTGAGAAATAATCAACAGGGTAGTGTTTGACTGAAAGTTTTAGTGAGCGGAGAAATTCTGCTGCTTCTTCTGATATGTAATCAGGTTTTAGTCTGTCTGAAATAATAGACAAACTGTCATTAAGATCCCTTCCCCTCATATCTGAGAGGACCAACAGCAATTAAGAGGGGGCTAAATGTCCGATCCGATTTCCGGTACTGGGCTGGCTGGTGGTGCCCTGACGGGTGCCAGTGTTTATGGACTGCTGACCGGAACTGATTACGGCGTTGTATTTGGCGCATTTGCAGGGGCTGTATTCTACATAGCAACAGCAGCAGATCTGAGTGCATCGCGCCGACTGGCATATTTTATCGTGTCATATATTGCCGGGATCCTTTGCTCTGGGTTGGTTGGCTCCAAGCTGGCGAACTTGACCGGATACAGTGATAAACCTCTGGATGCTATTGGTGCCGTAATCGTCTCTGCTTTAGCCGTTAAGATCCTGACGTTCCTGAATAATCAGGATATCGGCTCGCTGGTGGCGCTCATAACGCGCCGGGGAGGTTCAGGTGGAGCTAAATGACCCGACAGCAACTATAAATGCGTTGTTATGTGCTTGTGTTGTTATTACTCTGATGTTTTATCGTCGTGGTGATTCGCGGCATCGTCCTTGGGTTTCACGTTTAGCTTGGTTGATTACTGTTACATACAGTGCTGTTCCGTTGGCCTATCTCTGTGGGATTTATCCCCATTCCTCATGGCCCATTATCGTGGCGAATACTATTTTTCTTTCCGTGCTGGTGGCCGTCAGAGGCAACGTTGCACGTCTGGTTGATCATCTGAGGCACTAATGAACCAACAATTATTTCAAAAGGCGGCTGGTATTAGCGCCGGGCAGGCTGCGCGCTGGTTTCCGCACATTGATGCGGCGATGAAGGAATTCGGCATTACAGCACCAGCGGATCAGGCGATGTTTATCGCTCAGGTAGGCCATGAGTCGATGGGGTTTAGCGCCGTAGTTGAAAATTTTAACTACACGCCATCTGCGCTGGTGGCGACGTTCGGAAAGAGGATCACACAGCAGCAGGCTGATGCCCTTGGCAGAACATCCGGACATGCAGCTCGTCAGGATGCTATTGCCAATCTGGTGTATAGCAACCGGCTGGGTAACAAAGCACCCGGTGATGGCTGGAAATATCGTGGTAGAGGATTAATTCAAATCACTGGCCTCCATAATTATCGCATCTGTGGCGCGGCGCTGAAGTTAGATCTGGTGACTTCACCTGAACAACTGGAACAGGAACTACAGGCTGCGCGCTCAGCTGCATGGTTCTACACCTCTAAAGGTTGCATGATCTACGGTGCCGATATTAACCGTGTTACGCGCATCATTAACGGCGGTTTGAACGGTATTGAGGATCGTAAGGTCCGATACAACAAGGCGCGGGCGGCGCTGCTGGTATGAAGATGAGTTATTGGGCGCTCATTTTAACGTTTATTGCTTGTGTCGCTGGTGGTCTTGTCTGGTCAGCGAATCACTATCATGGAAAGTTTCTGGAGGAGCAGAAGCGTGCTGATGCTGCGGAACAGCGAGCTGATTCTACTGAGGCTATCACCGAGAATGTTCTGCGTACTATGGCAATAACGAACATCATTCAGGAGGCGAATCAACATGCAAAACAGCAGATCGCACTGGAGTCACAGAGAACCCAGGAAGATATCAAAGTGGCTGTTGCGGATGATGATTGTGCTTCACGTCCTGTGCCTGATGTCGCTGCTGACCGGTTGCGGAAGTACGCGGACAGTATACGTGCAGGTTCCAACGATGCCGTTACCGGCGAACCTGCTCGCTGAAACTCCACAGCCAGTTATACCCAATCCTCTGACTTATGGGGATAGTCTTAGTTTGAATGTAAGTCTGCTATCAGCACTGGGGCTATGTAACCGTGATAAGTCTGATCTTCGTAGGCTAGGAGAGCAAAAGTACAATCTACATTTGAATAATAATATTCATTAGGTGAAATATTTTTATTTGACTGTTCTAGTTATTATGCTTTTAGTTACAATACTCTCACTATTAACAGTGAGGTAAAAATGAACGAAAATTATATTGCATATGAGACACTTGTAGCAAACCGTGCTGCTGCTGAGTGGGCTTGTTGGGCAATGATTGCATCTTGGGTGAGTGCTGGAGCTACTATTGTTACTTTGTTTTTGGCGTTCAAGGCATTATTTACGTGGCGGGAACAAGAGAAAACAAAAGTAAAAATAGATTTTAGGAATGCATTAAAGAAATTAAAGACAGCTCTATTATTTATGCCTGTCAATATTGACCCCGAGCAACTCAATGATGAACGAGAGCAAGTTATTGCTAAATGGCTATTTAAAGATGTAGATCTTATTAGCCAGCAAATTGAGTTGGGAGAAGAGAATGTTAAAAGATTTGATGAGCTTTTGAGTATTTTTGATTGTTGCCAATCTTCATGGTTTGCGACAGAGCACTTATTTGATAATACTGAGTTAGAAAAAGTTTGGCATGAGTTCGAGTCTAACTTTAATAAATATATAAATGGTGGTGAGAGTAAGGATTTACTTATGAAAATGCTTGATAAGCTCATCTCTTCTAGATTTGTATTTGAGTCAAGGTAATTGCCTTTGAGCATTTTTCTTTATTATTTTACTTATTATAAATTTTTTATATGCCCCCTAGAATCCCAAAAGCCTGCCGCGTTCGTGGTTGCCGCCAAACTACCACTGATCCGTCAGGCTATTGTGAAAGTCACAAAAGCGAAGGCTGGAAGCAATACAAGCCAGGACAATCCCGTCATCAGCGCGGCTACGGTTCGAAGTGGGACAGTATCCGCGCGCGTGTCCTGAAGCGTGACAAAGGCCTGTGTCAGTTATGTCTGCGTGCCGGTGTGGTGCGTGAGGCGAAAACCGTTGACCACATTATTCCTAAAGCGCATGGCGGCACTGATGCTGACTGCAATCTGCAGAGTCTGTGCTGGCCGTGTCATAAGGCGAAGACGGCCCGTGAACGGCTGAAGTAAGAACCAGTTCCCGCTGCCAGAGGGGAGGGGCGGGTCAAATCCCTGTGACCTGACGTCTTCCGGACTGCCCCCTCGTTTTTTTATACCCGCGAAAAATGAAATTTAACCAGGAGTGCCGCATATGGCTGGAACGGCGGGGCGTTCCGGGCGTCGCCCCAAGCCAACGGCGCGCAAGGCGCTGGCCGGAAACCCCGGCAAGCGAGCCCTGAATAAAGATGAACCTGTTTTTACGCCCATCAAAGGTGTTGAGCCACCGGAGTGGTTCGCTGAAGAAGATCTCCCTCTCGCCACGATCATGTGGCAACTGACAACCAAAGAACTCTGCGGTCAGGGCCTGCTGTGCGTGACTGACCTGGCGGTACTTGAGCGGTGGTGTGTGGCCTATGAATTCTGGCGACGTGCCGTGAAAAATATTACCAGACAGGGCAACACCATCACCGGTGCAATGGGCGGCATGGTCAAAAATCCGGAGCTGACCGCCAAAAAAGAACAGGAGTCCGAGATGAGCAGCACGGGGGCAATGCTCGGACTCGACCCCAGCAGCCGCCAGCGTCTGATTGGCCTGGCGGGGAAGAAGAAAGCCACTAACCCGTTTCTGACAATCTGAAAATCATCGAATCATGAGCCGGAAATCTTACCCCAACGTAAATGCAGCCAATCAGTATGCCCGGGATGTCGTGCGCGGAAAGATTGTTGCCTGCCAGTTTGTGATTCAGGCCTGCCAGCGCCATCTTGATGACCTGATGGCGGAAAAAAGTAAGTCGTTTCGTTACCGCTTCGACAAGGACCTGGCTGAACGGGCCGCGAAATTTATTCAGCTGTTGCCGCACACCAAGGGGGAGTGGGCATTCAAACGGATGCCCATCACGCTGGAGCCGTGGCAGCTATTTGTGATCTGCTGTGCGTTTGGCTGGGTCAATAAAGGCACCCGGTTGCGCCGCTTCCGGGAGGTGTACACCGAAATCCCCCGTAAGAACGGCAAATCAGCAATCTCTGCCGGTGTTGCCCTGTATTGTTTTGCCTGTGATAACGAGTTTGGCGCGGAAGTGTATTCCGGTGCCACGACAGAGAAACAGGCGTGGGAAGTCTTTCGCCCGGCGCGACTGATGTGTAAACGCACACCCATGCTGACAGAAGCGTTCGGGATTGAGGTTAACGCCTCAAACATGAACCGTCCGGAGGATGGCGCGCGGTTTGAACCGCTGATCGGCAACCCAGGTGATGGTTCATCACCCCACTGTGCCGTGGTGGATGAATATCACGAGCATGCCACCGATGCGCTTTATACCACAATGCTTACCGGGATGGGGGCGCGACGTCAGCCACTGATGTGGGCCATCACCACCGCCGGGTACAACATTGAGGGGCCGTGCTACGACAAACGGCGGGAAGTCATCGAGATGCTCAACGGCTCGGTGCCTAACGATGAACTGTTCGGGATCATCTATACCGTTGATGAAGGTGACGACTGGACCGACCCGCAGGTGCTGGAAAAAGCCAATCCAAATATTGGCGTGTCGGTTTATCGCGAATTTTTGTTAAGTCAGCAGCAGCGTGCGAAAAATAATGCCCGTCTGGCAAACGTCTTTAAAACAAAACACCTCAATATCTGGGTGTCGGCGCGTTCGGCGTATTTCAACCTGGTGAGCTGGCAGAGCTGCGAGGATAAATCACTGACTCTTGAGCAGTTCGAGGGGCAGCCGTGCATTCTGGCCTTTGACCTGGCGCGTAAGCTGGATATGAACAGCATGGCGCGACTTTATACCCGCGAGATTGACGGTAAAACGCATTACTACAGTGTGGCCCCGCGTTTCTGGGTACCGTATGACACGGTGTACAGCGTCGAGAAAAATGAAGATCGCCGGACAGCCGAACGCTTTCAGAAATGGGTGGAAATGGGCGTTCTGACCGTTACCGATGGTGCAGAGGTGGATTATCGCTACATCCTCGAAGAGGCCAAAGCGGCGAACAAAATCAGCCCGGTCAGTGAGTCACCCATCGACCCTTTTGGAGCGACCGGGCTGTCACATGACCTTGCTGATGAAGACCTGAATCCCGTTACTATCGTCCAGAACTTCGCCAATATGTCCGACCCGATGAAAGAGCTGGAGGCAGCGATTGAATCGGGACGCTTTCATCATGACGGCAATCCCATCATGACCTGGTGTATCGGCAATGTGGTCGGCAAAAACATGCCAGGTAACGATGATTTAGTGAAGCCCGTCAAAGAGCAGGCGGAAAACAAAATCGATGGTGCAGTTGCGCTGATTATGGCGGTTGGCAGAGCCATGCTGTACGAGAAAAAGACACGCTCTGACATTGAGTCCTGGGTCTCAAGAGGTTTGCATGGTTGTTGGGGGCCTGGCGATGGTGCCTGGCTGTTTAGGGCCGCTGTGCCTGTTCTGGTCGCTGGTGGCGCGATCTCGACTAACAGTCGTCTGTCGGCGGAGAAAGTGTTATTTCAACGTGACGCACCGGTCCACAGCAGCTGGCGGGCCATGGGCTGTCGTATGACACCTATACCGGAAAGCAGATCAGCAGTCAGCGGGCCATGACACGGCGCCTGCAGAGTGCTGGCAGAGTCGGGGGATGTTTAATCTGTTCACCTGGCAGCCTGGGAGCCACTGGCGAACGTCTATAAACGATCTCCACATCCCTATACGCCAGGAGTTCCTGGTGGTCACCTTTGCCTGAGGGGAAAATCAAAGTGAAAGCATTCGAAGTGGCTGAACTGCCCCGTCGATCCCGGC